TTAAAAGTAAGAATAGAATCATTTTGTTACGGATATCGGCTGATTTAGCAAAATATCTTTATCTGAGCAAGACAGCAGTATATTACACTGCGGCTACACGTTATCAGTACAAGGGAAAAACAATCAGTCAGGATTATTATGATCGTTTAATCAGTCCTGACATGCATGGAAAATCAGAATCAGCGATCAAGTTATTTGGCGCAATAGAGATATATGCCGATGATTTTCCAAATTTATGGTTGAAGGAGGAACAGTAATGAAATACGAAATACCACTAAGCGAAGCAGATGTTCAGTCAATTATTAACGGTCGGGAGGTTAATAAAAAACTTTCAGATGGTACTGAAATAGTTATCAGACAAAGTTATTTGAAAGATATGGCAGCTCCTGTATTAATTGATCGTTTTAACGTGACTGATTCTGCGGTAGAGAACCACTTAAAAGAATTTCGATCAAGTATAGACGACACTTTCAGATTAGGGAGTTGATTGACAATGAACAACAGACATCGCAGAATAACAAAACTAAGAAAACGGGAACTGAATGTACTAAAGACAAAGTTTGAAAAAGAATATGGAATTTCAGCAGAAGAAACATATAAAGTGGCAAGTCAGTGTGTTGCTGATGCAAGTGATGCTATTCGTAAGTTTGGAATTTCGATACTAGATATTAAATGGGAGGATACAGAATGAAGATTTATGTAGTAAAGTTTGGAAATAAATTTTACAGAAGTGATGAACGTTCTATAGGGGCTAACACATTATCCATTGTAGACATACTCCAAAGTGCAAGATGGTTTGATAATCTCGAAGAAGCTAACCAAGTTTCACGACGACTTGGTGGATTAACGCAAGTATATGAACTGATCACTATCGATCATGAGGAGGTAGAGTAATGAAACTAAAAGACGGATTTTACGCTAGCAGTCACGGTATCGGCGGTTTAATGCTAGATATGCCGACAAAGAATCCTAAAACACGTAAGAAACCAAAAGTCAAAGTCGGTGACATGGTTCGCTGCGAAGCAGAGGAGTTCGTTTATCCCTTCAGAGGATACGTTAAAAAGATACTGTCAAACTCAGCAATCATTCGTATTGAAAACACGATGAAATGTGACAAGTGGTTAGCGAAAAGCAAAGAGAATCTAGCAGTGGTGAGATTGGTGGATATGGAAGTTATAAAATCTTAATTTTGCTTTTTTACAACTATCCTACAACAATGAGCGTTATTCCACAACTGGAAGGAGAAGAGGCAATTGTGAACATTTTAGAGAATATAGATATTAAGCAAACAAGGAAAAATGCTAGACGATTACTAAAAAGATACAGAAATTTAGAACGTTTGGTCGGACCAGTGAAAATAGACTTTTCCGTGATGACTGTTACCAAAAATTTGAAATTCACAATTGACAGTCAAAACGAAGAAATCATTGAAGCGATAAGTACTCGAGATTCGGTTATCGAAGCATTAACACGGCTAAGTAGAATCCATTTCCAGGTGCTTTATTATAGTTATTGTTTTCCTAATAAGATGTCAATGTATCAAATAGGAGAAAAATTAGGATATTCCGATAGAACTATCAAGAGAATGAAGGCAGTAGCTTTGGTTGAATTTGCTGAGGCGTATAAATCAGGAGAACTCATTTCACGTACAAAATAAAAAAAGTCGGATTCCTCCGACTATGAATAATATTTCCGACATAAGTATTATATCATAATTGGGGGAATCAGAGGATGGTACTTTTCGATGTAAAGAAATATGAGACACCAAGCGCGAAAGATGTTGATATGGAACGCACAAAACATAATGTCGCTGTGTTTCTTTCAGCATATCTATCAGCTAGATGTAGAGTAGGGCAACCTCGAGAACCAAAAGTGACAGCATCTTATTCCTTGGTTCCACCTTCTACAGCTGATCATATATTTGAAGCAGAAAGAATGCTGATCGATAAAGAAGAAGCACAGGAAGAATTTGAGTATCTGCATAAATTGTTTGTTCGAGGCTATTCAGCGATACAGCATCCGCATAAGCCTGATGTGACTGAAAGGCGCAAGAAGATATTCTATGATCGTTATATCAATGGTCTGCCCATTTATGTAACTGCTCAAAGGAATAATACTAGCGAAGAATCGGTTAAAGTAGAATCAAACAGAATTATCATCCAATTTGCTTCATCGTTAGAACTGGTTGCTTTCAAGTAGCCAGTTTTTACACTTTTTATACCCTTTTATTACCAATTTGGTTTCCATTTTATACCTTTTTTATACCAATCACTTACCTATTCAACGTTGTATTATGATAGTGTCGAAAGATTAGGAAACAGGATCGACAAAATAAAATGTAAGGGAGGAAATCTCCCTCATCGTTTAATTAAGCTTCGATAGGCAGCAACGGAAATATTAAGAATAAGGATGTGAATTTCAACTCCTTCTAAATTGTTCTTATTATCTATCATCCGTTGCTGTCTATTAATTTATGTATTGGAGGAAAAACGAATGGATAAAGAAATCAAAGCAACTGTCAAATTAGATTTGACTGAACTAAAAGAACTGCTCAACAAGGCTAGTGACCAAGTCGAACAGTTACAAGAAGCTTTAGATGAAATTGCTAATTTTAAAATCCAAGTTTCTTAGCAGTATATTTTATAGCAGCTGCACTCATGAAATCAGACCAAGTATCAAAATTTGTATTATCAGATACGAATGCATCCATTTGATCATCAGGAATCGCGGCAAACGATTCTTCAGAGCTGCAGTCAAATCCGCTAACCTCAAAGAATTCCTCAATGGAGCTGAATTTGGTATTAGCTGAAACAAAATCATTTGTAAATAACTCGGACATTGGAACGCTATGTTCACCGTCCATTTCTTGGGCAGCTTTTGCCATTTTGTTAAGTTTTTTACTTAAATCATCAAACCCGTTACTCATGTTATCACCACCTATAATTTATTTCAGCGGACCACTCGCTGATAAATAAAATTATACGCTTAGTATTTATTTTCACAATATTAATTTATCGTAATAACTTTTGAGTAAATAGAACAAAAAACCTGCACTAGTTTCCGCTAGTACAGGCAGTGACTATATCGGTTGATAATCTAGCATATATTAAAAATAATTGCAAGAAAAGAAATTTATAGTGGTTTATACCAAATTATCAAAGCAATGTTATTTTGTTGCTGTCTATTGTTTTTTAATTATTCACACGATAACTGAGAGTGTAAAATATTTTGTGTAAATAGAAAAAAGGAAGTCCCTTCAGTAGAATAGAGTTACCACAACACATTCACAGAAAAGAGGACTTCCATATGAACGATTTTACTACAGAAATTCTAAAGACTCTAGCGAATAAAGGCGATTTGAATGAATTATTCCGTGTCCATTTGGAAAAAGCTGTCAATACGCTTCTCAAAACGGAGTTAACGGCTTTCCTCGATTACGAAAAGTACGATCGCATTGGTTTTAACACGGGTAATTCTCGTAACGGCTCCTATGACCGTACGGTCAAGACCGAGTACGGGGAACTTCATCTCCAGATTCCGCGCGACCGCAACGGCGAGTTCAAGCAACAGACTGTTCCTGCTTATAGACGGACGAATGATACCTTAGAGGAGACCGTCATTCACCTCTTCCGAAAAGGTATTACCATGTCGGAAATCGCAGACTTGATTGAGAAAATGTATGGGCATCACTACACGCCCCAAACCATGTCCAATATGACTAAATCATTTACGGAAGAAGTCACTTCATTTAAGGAACGTGAGCTTCATGACCGTTATGCCGCTATTTATATGGACGCAACCTATATCCCTTTAAAGCGGAAAACCGTCGCCAAGGAAGCCATTCATATCGCAGTTGGCATTCGCCCGGACGGTTCAAAGGAAGTGTTGAGCTATGCGATTGCACCAACTGAATCTATCACGATTTGGGAAGAGATTTTAATAGACCTCCAGGAACGTGGCGTGAAAAACGTCCTCCTTTTCATCACGGATGGCTTAAAGGGGATGGCAGGGGCCGTGCAGCGGTTCTACCCCAAAGCCCGTTTTCAACATTGCTGTGTGCACGTTTCCCGTAATATCAGTCACAAAGTGCGTGTCGATGATCGTAAGGAAGTCTGTGATGATTTTAAAATGGTGTATCAAGCGTCATCTAAAAAGGCGGCATTGGAAGCACGTGGTGCTTTTGCGGAAAAATGGAAAACCAGTTATCCAAAAATGGTGGAATCGATCCTTTCGAACGATTACCTGCTCACTTTCTATGATTTTCCATTAGCCATACGCAAGACTATTTACTCTACGAACTTGATTGAATCCTTTAATAAGCAAATCAAGAAATACAGCCACAGAAAAGAGCAGTTTCAAAATGAAGAATCACTAGAGCGTTTCCTAGTATCCATCTTTGATACATACAATCAAAAATTCTTAAATAGAAGCCATAAAGGCTTCCAACAAGTGACGGATACATTAGCTTCAATGTTTACTGAGTAACCCATTATTTTGCAGAAGGACGAGTTATTTACACAAAATATTTTACGCTATCCGATAACTAAAGGTGGGTGAAGAGAAATGATTCCATTAATAATTTCAATTTTTGCGCTCTGTCTTAATGTCTATATGATTGGATTTAAAAATGGGCAAAATAAAAAATAGTAGCAGCCAAGAATAATTTTATAGTGTCGAGTGTCACTGTGGCGGAAATAGAAGACACAACGGTAAATGACGAGTAGCCTCGTGAGAGCCTAGTAAGTTCTCGTGTGTGGTGCGATTCCACTCCAGTGACTTTGGGTTTGCGGTACAAGATCCCGAAAGTAAAACCGCTAGCAACCGAGGGTTGGAAATGGGCGCTCAAAGTACACGAGCAAGGCGAGGTCGATAGTAATCGATGGAATCGGTGTAGGTTGCTATTACATAGTTGGTTAGGTTAGATTGAGTTTTGGGATTTGGTACAAATGAATCGTCAAATGACTCAAGCACAGGATCGGAAACGTCCCTGCCTGTGCATTACATATTAGATCACTCTTTGAGTGGTCTTTTTATTTTGAAAAAAGGAGGTAACAACAATGTATAGACCACAATACTTAGAACAGAAGCATGAAGTAATCACTGTGCAAAACGGTAACGGTGAGATAGTACGAAAGTATAGAAGACCAATAAAGAGCGATACATATAAACGGAAGGAAAGCAATGAAGTTATTCCATTGTATGGCAAAAGAATAGCTAAGTATTAAATAAGATTGCGAAAGGAGATGGGACATGACCGAGGAATTCTATAGATGGTTATTACAGTTGATAAGAGAAGATCGTTTGGTTAAGTTCTAAATGGCGCAGGCTTAGAGAGAAAGCGATGAAACGAGATCACTATGAATGCCAAGAGTGTAGAAGACTAGGTAAGTATCATAGAGTAGAGAACGTTCATCATATAAAGGAAGTCAAGGATAGACCTGACTTAGCTTTAGATTTAGATAATCTTATTTGTTTATGTGTTGAACATCATAATGAAGTTCATGGCAGATATCTTACAGCATTAGATAAACAAGAGAAGAAGATAGAAAGCTTTGCTAACTTCGATGCAAGTGAAAGGTGGTAAGTGCATGATCATCAATGACAATGGCAGAGAGTATGATACAGAGAAGATTGAAGAGTATTCATCTTATACACAAGGATTAATTAAACGTTTGATATACGTTCGCTATGTAGGTATTAGGGATCTGTTATCAGATAACTGTTGCAGTAAATACAAAGTGAATCAAGTAAGAGAAGCGTTGAATAAAGATAATAACGTTGAAAGAATAAAAAATATTTTTGGATATAGCATTGAAGAGATTAATTATTACATTGACTTCGCTGAAGCTTTCATTCCGATGGTGAGATAACCCCCCTTAAAATAAATCGCAAATTTTTTGGGGGTGATGAAACGGAGGGGGCTGTCAGGAAAAGAGATTTTTTCGAACTTTATCATGAAAGGAGGGCTAAAATGTTTAAAAACGAATTGTCTCAAAATCGCTACAGAGAAAAATTACGCCGCTCTTTAATAAGCCAATTGGAAAGTCAGAAAACAAATATTGAGCCATTCTTAGATAATGTTGATCGTTATATCAGTTTATGGGAAACGGCGATATCACTGGAAGAAGATATATCCGAGAACGGCATTAGACTGGAGAATGGTAAAAAGAATGAATCAGTAGCGTTGCTTGTTTCTGTCAACAAACAAATGGGATTGATGTTGGATAAACTTGCCATTACTCCTGAATTGGTAGGTGAAGCAAATGAATCAATTCCTGAGTTATAAGCATATTGAAAATTGGTTCAAAGCTATAGAAGAAGGCACTATCAAGGTATGCAAAGAGCAATTATTGCTAAAAAATTATCTAGAAGAAAGAGTCTTTACTAGAGAAGATATTTACTTCGATAAGCAGATGGTAGAGGATTCAATCAATATACCAGCACAATACTTTCCATTCGAATTAATTCCGTGGGAAAAATTTCTACAATGTTTTATTTATGGTGTTCGATGGAAAAAAGATAAAACACTAGTGTTCAATAGATATCTTTCATTAATGGGACGTGGTAATGGTAAAACTGGTTTTGCTTCTTGGAACAACTTCTTTCTACTAACCGCTAAACACGGTATTAAAAATTATGATATTGATATCTATGCCAATAATGAAAGCCAAGCAAAGACTAGTTTTGATGATGTATTTAAAGTAATTAAAGATCATCCTGATTTAGATAAAAAAGTATTTAAAGCTACGAAGGAAGTTATTCAAAATATCGCTACAAACAGCAAACTTCGTTATAACACGGCAAATGCTAGAACAAAAGATGGGAAGCGACCAGGTGCAAACCGCTTTGATGAAATTCACGAAAATGAAGATTATTCAATGATAAATGTGGCTACTTCTGGTGGTGGTAAAATTCGAGATTATAGAGAATTTTATGATACAACTAATGGTCATGTTCGTGGTGGTCCGCTTGATGACATTATAGAAGAATCAAAAATGATTCTTTCTGGAGAACTTGGAATTGACAAGGATGGAGCAGAATTTTCTAGTTTGTTTCCATTTATTTGTCGCTTGGATAACGATAATGAAGTTGATGATCCCGACATGTGGGAAAAAGCTTGTCCAACTATTAATTACAATGCAGATTTAAAACGGAAAATGTTTCAAGAATACTCTCAAATGCAACGTAATGCTGGTTTAAGACTTACGTTCATGACCAAACGAATGAACAGACCTATGGAAGATACACGATTTGCTGTTGCTTCATATGATGATGTTCTGCATACGAAAGAAAAAGAATTTCCTGAAAAAATGGATGAAGTGATAGGAACAGTCGATTTTGCTGATAGACGAGATTTTGCCAGCGTTGGGTTGCTAGGAAAATACGATAAAGATGTTTATTTTACACAACATACTTTTATCCACGAATCAGCCCTTCGATTACAAAACATCAAACGAGAGGTTATAGATATTTCTATAGATCAAGGAAAATCACAGATCGTTCATGGAAAAAATATAGAAGCTGATTATATTGTAGGTTGGTTTCTTGAAATGAGTAATAAATATTATATTAAAAAAATCGCTATGGATATGTACCGTGCAAAAATATTGAAGCCCGCTTTAGAAGAAGCAGGTTTTACTGTGGAAATTGTTCGAAGCGGATCTGTTACACATGGTATGTTAAAAGATCTGGTTGATGACCTTTTTATTAATCAACGTTTATTTTTTGGTGACGATGCGATTATGCGTTGGTATTGCATGAATGTATATGAAGAGCATATTTCTAATGGAAATATACGCTATGAAAAAATAGAACCTGAAACTAGAAAAACGGATGGCTTTTTTTCATTCCTTCATGGTTTGAATTTTTTAGATGATATTTATGATTCTGCTCCTGTAACAGTCACAAATAGCTCAGTAGAAAATACAGGAACTGGATTTACTCCTCTAGTATTCTAACTTGAAAGGAGGTGAGAAAGTGGGGATTTTTCAAAAGGCGGTA